CTCCTTAAACAATTACTCAGGCTACTTCCTTCTCACCCCTGTTAGGACAAGCCTAACAGCTCTTGCCGAGACGGCAGAGTTACAGGGTTCGTCCCAGTGTAGCCTTCCTAAGCAACACTGCTATCTCTTCCTTTCTACATACCGTAACACTTGACGAAGAGTGTCAAGCGTTACTCACAAGGAGTAACACATACAGAAAGGTAATAAGATTATGGCTAAGCCAAAACTTAATACAGAGATAAATGACTATATGAAAGCTACTACTCCTTTCACTATGGGCAATAAAGCATACAGAGTAGGTGCGGGACGTGTTGATAACGCCGTGATAGGTTCTCAAGGGAAACCTGTAGCTAGATACGCTCTAGTTATAAACGGTAAACAATCTAAACACTTCCTTAGAAGTTGGCAGACTGTATATCAGGTACATCAAATTATACTTGGTGGAGACGCTGATAAGTTATTCACTAAGACTGGTGAACTAAAAGCTAGTATGCTTGTAGACCTTGGTACTGATAAGATAAGAGAAACATTCTCTTACGTATGCCCTATCGGATTATACAATACAAATCCAGAGGCTAAGAAAGCTATCAACATAGCTGTAAAGAACCAAGTCAATCTCAAGAAAGATAACGTTTGGGAACAATTCCTAACGTTTACAGAATAATGGAAGACTGCGAACATGATATGTTTGAGTGTACTTGTTTAGATACTTGGTACATTGAAAATACATTTCATATATAAATTAAGAAAGGTAGGGAGTTCGCTCTCTACCTTTTTTTATGCTCATCAATTCTCATCCCCGTTTGGAAACCTCAGAACTAATCTATCTACCATTAAATATAAATAATGTAATCATAATAATAAATAATAATATATATAAATATAAAGAGAGAGAATACGATTGGTACATATACGACAAAATTTTTTTGGAAATTTCTACACATGGGGGCGTGTTAAAACCAATAGTATATAACAATCGCTCATGTGTTATAACCCAGGGACGTGCGTCAAAAAACCTGCCGAAACTCTACGAATCTATACAGTTAACGTCAGAGCTTGTGGTAGCTTGGAAGTCCAAAGCCAAACGGCACTGATTGTTTTATACAGAAAGGATATAACAATGGATAACAAAGATAAACTCGCCGACCTTGAACAAGAAGTAAAGGAACGCCGTAGTATCAAGACTACATCATGGAATACATTTCATATTCCTGATGAGGCACTGCCTAAGAATATAGATAATAAATACAGATGCAGTATCTGTGACAAGAAAATACCTAGAGATAATAACTTCTGTTACGCTTGCCGTAAAGAATATTCTATCTCACGTGAAGGTATCTTCAAATATAATATACCAAAGTATGAGAAGGAACGACAGCAATCTATCGCTGATGTTTATAACGAAGACCAGTCTTTCCCAAACAAGTGTATCTTATGCCGTAAGAGAAGAGTAAGAAGAAATGACGGTATGTGTGTGAGATGCTTAAAGTTTATGGGAATAATAGAGGAGGAAGAATGAGTATAAATATAATAGTAACTAATCCTATTGTACACAGAGCGAAGGACAGATTAGCTAGAGAAGAATATTATAAAAATAATAAACGGGATGACATGATTATCTTTGATACCTTAGTAGACACAGGCATTGGAGATGACGATTGGATGTGTGACTTCTGTAATGTAAACATAGATGTTGGTACTGTTGATGAACCACTAGGTTTACTAATACACGGAAGCTATGCACTATGTAATCCTTGTATAGAAAGTAGTAAGGAAAAATATCCTGAAGAACTTCAAGATGCACAAGTATGTAAATGCTGTGAGAATGGAAATGATATCAAATGAATGATGATGTAGAAATTATACAACAGTTATGGCACTGCTTAGATATGGGTTATACCTATGACGAGGCAAAGATACACATGGCTGCTGTACGTATTGGTAAGACTACGACCAAAGAAGTAGTAGTAAGGGAGAAAGAATAATGGCTAAAGATACTGAACAGTTAGATTATGCATGCAGATTAATGTATGGACATACTGATTGGGAATTTGTAGACAGTAAGTTATTAAAAAGATTTGATGATGGTAACTACACAGTAGTTTTATTTCATCACGAAGATAGAGAAAGGAAAGAAAAGTATGGCTAAAGACCACACAACGTTTACCTCTGAAGAGTTTGTTGACGGCAAAATCTTAGAGATGAATGAAGCTAACAGAATATACAGAGAGATGGCTAGTGCTATCAAAGCTGATACAACTATTGCTGACCAACTTATGGGTAGAGGTAGTGAGAACAGAGCATTGCTTAGGACTATACGCAACAGGTTAAATGAAATGATACCTGAAGAAGTATACGGTTAAATGCATAGCGAAGAAAGGTAAGAATGAGCGACACGAATAGTACACAAGTGTACGAGTTTGTAGATGAGAATATGAGAAGAGCTGAGAATATATTAACAGTTGACTTTCACTTTAGTACTGAGGTCACTGCTGATGAAGCTATAGATATGGTAGATAAAATGGTATCAATGTTAGATGATAGCACTGATGCAGTAGCCAAAGAGTTTACTGCACATAGACCATCTATCTACTGTAAATATCCAGTAAAAGGATAAATAATAAAAACGGAAAGGAGTTCCTATGACAGGAATGGTATGTGATAATTGCAGGTTAGATGAATACAAGAGGTTAGCTATTCATTCTAACGTGAAGTCATCTGTTCTATACATTGTAAAGTGTTGGACATGTGGCTATGAAACAGTTAAAAAATTAAACACAAAAATGAAAGGAGAGACTTATGCCAAAGCAGTTCGATAACTTTGGAGAAGTAAATAAAGTTGACAGGGAGTACGAAAAACGTACTTACTTTGCTCGTGCCTTTATTGCATTGGATGGTAATAGAAAGGGTATGGACGCAGAGGATTTAGAAGTATTCGACTATGAGTTGGAGGCTACTTCTTTTCAAGATGCAATGGGACAATACGCGGCACATCAGTTACAGGTTGCTATTAATAGCCAATCAATGAGAATGGCTAGATTACTTATAGAGGCATTACAAAGTGCTATGAGTGGTGAAGGTGACGGCTTTGATACACTGATTGAATACATGGGTGAACAAAACAAAGACCTTGTATTGGAAGGTATACGTCTTATGAAAGAAGAAAACATTGATGATATGCCAATACCTGCAGGGTGGGTAGCAGCAATAATAAAAGCTGTTCAAGCAATGTTTGATTATGAGAACAACGGAGCTTTTTGGCAAGAGCCTCAGTTAGTTATGATAGGCAATCCTGATTTAATATCTAACATGTTTGTAGAAGCAAAAACAGCTTCTGATGTTGCTGAAGAAGGAGTAACAAAGATTGAAGAATTCCTTAAAGATAAGTTATCTAATCTTGAAGAGGAATAACTATAAAGCTATTCATGGGACAGTGAGTAGCTTGTACCTGATAAAGATATTGACTACTAGACATAGTCTCCCTTTCTGTACATCTCTGTCAGGTACAAGGTACTCGTAGCCCGATTACCAATGCAACGCTACCTATAAGTAAGAGCCATAATTTCAGCCCTGTTTGCATGGCGACTGAACGTAGGTAGCTTGTAGCACATAATAAGGGTTGGTAGTTCATTACTACCTAGACACGAAACAACTAAATGCAGACCCCGTTAATTGTGTGTTACAAGCTATCTATACGTACGTAGCTTACAGTGCATAAGTATTTGTGAATTGGTATTTTATGTGCTGTGAGCTGTATATGTTTACAGCAGAAAAAGGAGAATAATGACGGAAATTAATTATCGTATTCGTACACACGAGTACAACTATCTAGTACTAACAACACAGGTATTGGGGCAACTCAATGACCAAGCTATCGAGAAAGGATACAATCGTTCCTTACTACGTGGTGTGTTTCAAGATAATCATAAAGACGGACAACTTCCTGATGAGGAATTGACTGACATGATTATCATGGAAGGTATACCTATCACTTGTCAGTTAGCTATGCCACACTATCACAAGCAAGGTAAACTAACAATGCCTCATGTTCGTGCTAACTTCCGTGTACCAATGATATCAATGGCTGATTACTTAGCCAGTGACAACATTGATATGAACGAAGTAGAAGTTAAGTGGTCTATTGTTACTATCGACATTGACGGTAACACATGGGAAAACTTACCTACTATCAGACCATATGCATGGTTAGACATACCAATGACAGATGGGTATGAGCGAGATATATATGAAAAAGCAGAGAAAGAATTTGCTGACACAAGTGACGCTACTATCGAACAGGTAGAAGAATATCTTGCAGAGGCAGAGAAAACATTCTTCGACCGAATGGCTGAAGAAGAATAGGAAATGGAGATAAAAATGGATAAATGTTGGGAGACATTCAATGAAGTAATAGGTAACTCAGATAGAGTTTTACTCTATGGAGTTCCAGGCACAGGTAAAACATACCAAGCTGTAACGACTAACGTGCCTAGTAACAAGGAAGTATACAGCACTACCTTAACAGTAGATAGTTCTGCCTCAGAACTAATAGGACATTACATACCTAACGAGAAAGGTACGTTCGATTGGAATGACGGGGTAGGTATCAGAGCATGGAGAGAAGGTACAAGACTTGTACTCAATGAGATAGACCACGCAGGACCTGATGTCACATCAGTATTGCATGCTATCTTAGATGATGCAGACATTGCACGATTTACTCTACCAAACACTAACAAGGAATTAGTTAAACCTAAAGCAGGTTTCAATGTGATTGCCACTATGAATGGTGTGCCATCAGACTTGCCTGAAGCATTAGCAGATAGGTTTGCAGTAAAGATTGATATTAATGCTGTTCACCCTAGTGCTATCTCAAAACTACCTGAAGAGTATCAAGGTGCTTTTCAGAGAGAGGTAGGTAGTACATCAATGCCTATGTCAATACGTGCATGGAAAGCATTTGCTGAACTCGTAGGTAAGGGTGTTAGCATTGAAACTGCTGCACGTGTATGCTTTGATACAAATGCTAATGATGTAATAGAAAGCCTAGAGTTACAAAATGTTTAGGTTAAGAAGTAAAAGCAATAAGAACAGCACTGGTCCACTGCTTTCTTTAGCTCTTAAAGATAAAGAATGGGTAGCAGAGAAATCTGCTACTTCTTCTGTTGACCATAAATCTAAAGTAATCAGTACACCTATTGTTAACGGTTATCAGAAAGGATTAGGTTACAGGATACATAAGTTAGTAGCAGTTGTTGACGCTAAGTATGGTAGTCCACGTAAGTTTGTCAACGTAAAGCACATGCTTACAGAGATTAAGATAGCTGAACGTATGGCTACGTATTGGTATGTAACTAAGAAAGCAGGTAAGTATATCAATGCTAATTGGGAAAATGAAAGACAAACCTTTAGAAACAGTTTGTTAACTCATTCAGCCGACAATGAAACAGAGAAACTTCTTGCTGACTATGTTGCTAGTAATTTTGCTAATGGTTTTATTAACAATAATTTAGACCTTGCAAACATTGCATACAATATATCTAAGTATCCTGGTGGTCTTGAGTTTATTACACTGCGTTGTCCAAATTCTTATATGAGAATTGCTATAGCGAATGTATTAACTGAGAGATATGGTAAGTCGTATGATGATGGTCAGATGGACAGTAGCTTTATGTCAAATACGTTTGTTCAGTTTCAAGACATAATTGAATATGCTTATCATAACATAATGGGAACACGCAAAGATAGTAAGTTAGTAAGTAACAAAACTATCAAGACGAATGCTCAGTACATGTATGATAAATTCAAATTGATACAACAAGTAGGTAAGCTACCTTCAGAACAACTTGCTGATTTAAATATAGAAGTTGATGGTCAGGGTGTACTTACAGGTGATGATATGGAAGAGCTACAATATCATACTAAAGAAGGATTAGTAAGAAGCTCACACAAAACTGCTAAGTGGTCGCAAATGGATATAGTTAGACCAAAGCTAGTAGAGAGACTTCCTGTTAAATTACAGAGTACAGCTAGAAAGAAATCAGATAGAGGTGTTACGCCTAAGTCTATGCACAGATATACAACGGACAAAAAGATATTTAGCAATAAGACTAAACGTGACGGAGGTACTGTATTGATTGACGCTAGTGGTTCTATGGATTTCACTGAAGAAGATATCAAAGAACTTGTGTACACATTGCCTGCATCTACTGTTGCTATGTATTGTGGTGATGACCACCATGAACTGGATTATACGTACTGGAAAGATACAGATACTAAACCGTTAGGTCATCTATATATACTTGCAGAGAATGGTAAGTATGTAGGAGATATACCTGACCACCCTGCACAAAACCTATGTGATGGACCTGCGTTTGATTGGTTAGGTAAACAACCTGAGCCACGTATCGTAGTTACTGATATGCAGGTATCAGGTATACGTGAAACAAGAAATGGTTTTACTACTACTGACTTTGGTGACAAGATGGCGCTAGACGCTCTCAAGAAAGTTAAAGAGTATAATCTCATACCAATACCTACCGTAGATAAAGCTAAGGAATGGGTAAAAGCCTACAAGAATAATTAATGTAGGGGTTTATCCGTTCCCCTACTTCGTAATACCCCACGCACACCGCCGTGCGTGGGGTATTTTTTTGGTCTCTATACGCGTGCGTAGGGTTTTTTTTTGGTCTTTATACGCGTGCGTTATATTATTAAACTATAGAAAGTGTCCGAAAGTTATGTTAAGATTATATAAGTGAATAAAGATATAAGCAAACTACTAGAAAGTATTCAGTCTACGACTGGTAAATGGTATGAGAATGTCAATGAAGATATTCGTCATTTCCTAGATGCGATTGAAAGTCTAGTTAAGCAGGGCAAAAACGTTAACGCTAATAAAATAACGGATGTATTGGAAGAGGAATACGGATTGAGTATTACTGCAACTTCGGTGAGAACATGGCTAAAAGAAGTAAAGAAGAAATAACTGAACTACTTGCCGAAGTGACAGACGGTAAGTATGCAGAACTCAAGGCTACCAACGAACGTTTACTTAAACGTATAGATAAGTTAAACGATAAGAACAGCGACTTGATTGAAGCTGTCTACAGTGCAGTCAAGGATGGTATAACTTCCTTAGACTTTCCACCAATCAAAGCACCACCTAAATCTAAAAAGACACAAGGTGAAGAGATATGCGTACCATTGTTATCAGACATACAGTTAGCAAAAACTACGCCTACGTATGACACTGCTACTGCAGAGGAAAGAGTTATACAATACGCGCATAAAATCTCAGAACTAGCCAGGTTGCAACGTCATTCGCACCCTGTAAAGAAAGCTGCAGTGCTATGTCTTGGTGATATCGTAGAGGGTGAACTTATATTCCCTGGACAATCTCACTTGATAGATGCGTCATTGTATCGTCAAGTAACCGTAGATGGTCCTAGGATACTACATAAATTCTTTTCAATACTACTTACGGAGTTTGAAGAAGTAGAAGTTTACTGGGTCATAGGTAATCACGGTGCATTAGGTGGTAGAAGTCGCAGGGATTATAACCCTGAAACTAACGCTGACCGTATGCTAGGTAAGATATTACAAACAATGTTTGCAAATGAACCACGTATAAAATTTATTGTACCTGATGGAGGCAATGAAAAGAACTGGTACTTAGTAGCCAACCTTGGTCGTAAGGCTAAGTTCATGTGCTTTCATGGTGACCAAATACGAGGACACGCAGGTATACCTTGGTATGGATATAACAAAAAGATACTAGGGTGGAAAGCCTTATCAGCAAATGGAATGATGGAACAGTTTACGCACGCAGTGTGTGGACATTATCACACGCCAACGACTATGTATATTAATGATACGCGTGTGTGGGTCAATGGTAGCACTGAAAGTTATAACACTTTCGCACAAGAACAGTTAGCTAGCATGGGTAGACCATCACAATTCTGTTTGTTTGTTAAGCCAAACAAAGGTGTAACAGCCGAATACTTAGTACAACTAGAGGAGTAAAAAAGATGAGTAGTGTAGCTTGTTATTATTGCGGGAATATACTTCGCATACAAGAAGCAAAACTTACATGCAGTAATGTCTTATGTAAGTTGTTCGGAGAACAACAGCTTACAACAAAAGATGTTACCGTTATAACTGATACAAATATATAATATTAATATTGGAGACAGGAGGTAAAAATGCCAAAGTTTAATCCTAACGACTATGAAATGGTCGAAGATAGATTAAAGAAATTTTGGAAAGAAAATCCAAACGGTCGTGTATGGACCGAAGTAATAACTGTTAGTGAAGACGGTACTATGGTCGTAGTAAAGGCTATGGTCTACACTGACAAAGAAGATACAAACCCAGTTTCAACTGGTATTGCACAAGAGTTAAAAGGTCAAGGTGGCTTTGCTAACGCTGATGCATGGATGGAAAACTGTGAGACTTCTGCTATTGGTAGAGCTTTAGCTAATTGGAAGTATCAAGGTAGTAATAAGAAACGCCCAAGCGCAGAGGAGATGGCTAAGGTCGAAACCTCACAACAAGCTGCGCCTGTAAAATCAAAGGTAGTGTCAGAGGATGTTAAGTCTTCCCCTGTCTCAACGTCCTCTGATAACCCTATCGAGAGTATAAAGGATGCAGGCTTTGGCGATATGACTACAAGTAAACATCCAACAGGTGAACCTGCTATGGACAGTACTGGTTTACTTTGTATCTGTGGTAGACAAGTTAAATACTTTAAAGCTGCAGAAAAGAATAAACCAACAAGCCCTGACTTTAGATGTACAGGTATGGGTGACTGTACTGCAGGTGATACAGTAGACGGTAAAGTATTCGCCAAGTCTTGGTGGATGGATAACAAAGCTACACCTGATAGTTGGAAAGACTATGCAGCAGTAGAGAATGGTATGAAATTACCTGAAGTTAAATCCCTAGATGATGTAGTAGAAGGTGAGATACCTTTCTAATGCAGCCTATTAACATCTTTGTAGACCCTAAGCATTTAAAGAACTGGTCTATCCAACTAGCTAATTGTCTAGGTGGACAAGAGGTATCTAAGAGTGCAATACTAACTAAATTAGATACAAAGAAAGTAGACATACTTATTGAAAAGTTTGTGTCTGATTACAACGATAACTTAAAAGCTATCAACGAAGAAGAATAAGCAAGAGCCGAGGTAGAAAGGATAACACCCTCGGCTTTGCTATAACTATCGAGAAACTTTTTTAACTGGTGTAGATACTTTTTTCTTTGCAAATGACTTCAACACAGATAACACAGCAGCACCACCTGATAAGGCAGCTACTTCTAGTGTAGTTATGTCAACACCTAACGCAGGTGTAATAACAAGTGTTGAGGCAAATGTTTCTACGAATGTCCAAAGACATCTTTCAATTAAGTCTTTATATTCTTCGCTCATTGTATTAATCTTCCTAACTTTAGTTTATTCTCTATGTTCTCTAGTTTAGCAAGAATTGTATCAAGTTTCTCTTGAATAAAGTTTGGATGTATCATATCAGGTGGAGATGAGTTATCTATTTCCTCTACCTGTAATCCTTCTACTATCTTTTGTGTCCAAGCATCACCAGGACAAGCTGTTTTTTTGAATGAAGAGTGTGGTCTTAACTCTCCACCTACTTGTTCGTATAACCATTTAACAGAGGCAATAGCTTTATCTGAAGGTTTGTCGGTAGGATTGCTACCACCCAGCCAACACACAGCAACATAATGCTTATTATTGTAGTTAATTTCTTCACGATTGTTACCTCCTTGTGCTGCACTTCTATTTCCAAATCCTCTGCCTTCATATATC